AGATCGCCTCTCGATGCTTGGCATCTTCCGAGTGCGTCCACTCTTCAAACAATGATTCTCTGATCTGCTGCCACGCCTCTTGATACAGCGTGGAGTTGATAATTCGTTCGGCTTCCTGTGCGCGTCGTATTTTTTCGTCGTTTGTCATTGCATGGGCTGCGCCGCTGTAACGGCTTGTTGGGCTTGGTTAATGGCTTGCATTTGCATCCGTTCACGATCCATTGCTACTTTGGCGTCAATCTCTGCCTGCGTTGCCGCCAAGTTGACTTGATACTTTAACTCCATTTCCTGGCGTTTCAGGATGCCATCTTGCGCTATACGATCACGCTCACGGTCATCAGCGCGGATCATCTTCTCGCGCTCAAGGGCAAGCTCGGCGGCTTTCTTTTGAATGTCAGCCTGAATCGATTGAATCTGAACTTGCGCCAAGGCTTGCGTTGGATCGGGCTGCGGTGGTTGTTGTGGCGGTGAAAAGTCCATAGGCAGTTGATTAAAGAACTGCGACGAGTCTTTGTATCCCGCCATCTCAACTAACTTGGTGAGCGTGTTTGCGTACTGGCCCATGGTCACTAAGGGATTGTTTGGCCCAAGCGTTTGGAGCAACTGTTCTTGCTTGCCGGCAATGGCTTGCAAGAATTGAATCTTTTCATCAATGCCGCCCGTACCAAGGCCAACGTTCACGCTTACATCCATCGAGGCATCCCAACCGCGTGGATCAATCTGCACCCACTGATTGCGCAAGCGAATGACGCGTGGCTTGTCTTGATGCTGTGTAATCAAGCGCAACAAACCTTTGAACAAACGCTTCATGCCGATTTCAGAGAACACGCGAGCGATCAATTCAATGTGTTGCTGCGCGGCTTGCACCGTGGCTTGTACCGCCAACTTGGTTGTTGATTGCAGTGCGTCGGCGTTTAGACCCATGGAGGCTTTGGACTTGCCAGTGCGTGCTTCTTTCACCTGGTCCATATACTCCATCATCGGGAATGCCTGACCGCCAACAAATGGTGTGGTGAACGGCTGCACCATGCCAGGCGCACGCATTCTGATGATGGCGCCGTTTTCATTATTCAGTACGTCGTCAAGATTGACTTGACCTTCAACCACGCCTGTACGCGGATGAATCGATTGCGCCAATGAATCAAGCATATTGCGCAGAATCACTGACTTGATGCGCTGAATGTCCATGGTCACATCAGCCGTGGACATACCAAAAAGTGTATGAGGCTCAGGATCAGGACAGAAATAAGCAAAAGGCACATCATCAGCCGGATCGTTGGCAACGATCTTATAAGACGGTCCCATGGTGCAAATCTTGCGCAGTTCCGCCACGCCATCACCGTCTTGATCAAGCCTTATATAACTTTCTGTGTAAAGCACACGGCGTTGCGCAGGATTGTTGGCAGACTCACCAAACATCATTTGTGCGGGATTACGCGCAATGCGCTCAATGTTTGTGTCGAGTTCGTCTTCGCCCGTGTTTGACTCAACCAGCTCTTGGTCATAGCCCATGGCAACAAGCTCAGACACGGTGGCAAGTTTCCTGTGCGCCACAATGTCTGCGTCTTCAAGCGTCCGCGCTCTACGGTCAACGATAAACTCTTCAGGTGCCAGGCTTTCGACGCGGAAACGCTTGGTGATGACTTTACGGCTCACCGTTACGTCGTGAATCATCACGGTTGGCGTCAGTTGCTGGCCGGTCAACGGATCAATCACGGGCGGCGGTGCCGAAGGGTCTTCGGAGGACATTAAGTCCACCATCTCAACGCCTTCCTGACCAAGAATCAACGACAGTTGCGCGTCATCAAGACCCGTGTAGTTTTCATTCTTGATTTCAATGTGCTCATCAACCCACCACTTGCAAACACCTGTCTTGCGCACCAAGGCGTCCTTGAAGATGGAGTGAAACAGCACAAAGCCATTGTTGTCTTCGTTCAAGATATAGCGCACATAGTCCGTGGCCTGCTCTGCCATCGGCGCATCTTCCATGCTACGCGGCACATACTGAACAACGTTCTCGGATGAGAAGAAAATGCGCATGAGGCTCGGCAAAATGGCCTGCACTGTGTCGCGCACATCCATTGATACAACCTGGCTGCGCCCCTCTTCTTCATCGCCAAATGGATCGCCAAAATAGTATTCCGTGGCGCGGGCGCGAAGATTGCCAATCTCTAAATCAATGAAATTGGTAGCGTCAACAAGTTCAGCCGCAACAATGGCTTGAACTTCAGTCTCGTCCATAGGTTCGCCGGACTTGATGCCGGTAGCAAGGTTCATTTCAACGTCCATAGTTCACCATTTGACTTTGTTGGCCCAATAAGCCGCACTCATTTTGCCCTTGGCAATATTCGCAGCATGTCTTGCTTTGAATGCCTCGTTGCGTTTGGTGCCTTCCGGTGAACCTTGAACGCCTTGTTGCCCAAAACGAATCAGTTTGACCTCATCACCTGATTTCGCCAATACAGCGTGGCTTTTCTTAGGATGATTCGGCGTTTTCTTAGGCTTGTTATAACCAGAAAACGTTTCTGACCCGCGCTTAATCATCAATCTTCCTCACGCATAAAGTTAACGCGTTGAAACTCAACGGCTTCGCGCTGGCGGCGTGAGTTCATCATCGATGTAATAGGCCCGCCAACTAACCAGGCGTCGCATGTGCGTGCCGCTGCACACTTAAAGTGAAATAGTTCGCAGTAACCAAGATCGGCGGCGTCTTGCACCGCCATCTCTAAGTCTTCGTTCTCTTCGCCTTCGCCTTCTTCGTACGATTTGCCGCTTTCCTCTTCGCCTTCTTCGCCGTTTTCTTCGCCGCTCTCATCCTCCATACCACCTGTGATGCACTCAATCATTTCAGGCGTTTGGATGAAGGCGGCGCAGTTACCGCAACGCATCGACTTGGCTTGCGCTAAGTCCGTATTCCACGTTTCGGCTTTGGCGTCCCAAAATTCACGGTTAGGCAATTCAGGGTTAGCGGGACCGTAACCTACATTGGCAAACGCCCAATTGCGATTCTTTAAGTTCGCAACAGGGTCTTTGGTTTCAATAGGGCATTCCATCACTTTTTCTTCGCTTTACCGGCCTCGGACAACGCAATGGCTATGGCTTGCTTAGGATTTGTCACTTCCGGCCCTTTCTTGCTACCGGAATGCAACTTGCCCGCCTTGTACTCGCGCATGACTTTGGAGATTTTCTTCTCGGCTTTGGTCTTTTTCATCATGATGGCAGTATGTCAGTGATGGTGACGTGAAAAGTGTGGCTATGGCCCGAAATAATGGCAACTTTATCGCCAGGATTGACCGCCACATACTCAGTTTGATAAGCAGGAATGATGGGATCATCAACCGTTGCAATTGGGTTTGCGCCTACTTTGAAATGCAAGTGCCTGCCATCATCGGAGCCATTGGAAACACGCATCAGCGTTACGCCGGTTGCGGCAGCGTGCGATTGCTGGCTTGCGTCTGACGTTGTAAGCATCGTCGTTGTGCCAAAGCGACCAATAACTTCAGGCCACAAATGCCCGGCTGAATCGCGCACCTGCTTGCTCATTTCTTGGACCTTGCAGCACGCATATTGTCAACGAGGTTTGGGTAGGGCCTTCCAGCGGATTTCGCCATGGCTTTAGCGCTGGCTTTCTCCTTTTTGGATAACGGCTCGCTCTTGCCCAATGACTTTGGACGCGGTTTATCCCACACTGGCTTGGCTTTCATGGCACTACCCCCATTTGGGGGCCGACACTAGCACATTCGTGCATCAATGTGCAAGATTCATGCGCAACGCGTGGTAATCCTGGAGAAACCCGCTCATGCTGGCAAGTTTGTTGAACGCCATATCTGCTGACAAACGCGAGTGAAATAAACGCAACTGCGGTCTGCGCTCCATCTCAGCCCAGTAGGTTTGCAAAACCGTACGCCCCCAATCTTCAGCGGTTACGCGATTAATGTTGCCGCCAAGATATTCATACCGCATAAACATTTCCCAATCCACAATCCCTAATGTGTGGCGCGGGTTGTCTTTATTCGAGTCTTGGTTTGCGTGCAAGCGAAACGCCCCTAGGTGCGCCCCACCACCTACCGCTGGCCCGTGGCGCGTGGCTTCCAGATACGAAGTCACGTCACCCAAATAATGCCTTGGTGCCAACTCGCCAAGTGGCGCGTAGGTCATGGTGAATGCGCACTTGGAGCGGTCCATCATGACAAACGAAGGCTCGCCAATAAAGTTCTTATGCATCGCCATCAAACGCAAAATGTTCTCGCGTGATGACTTCATCAGTTCATCTTGATTGATAAAGCCTGGTGCGCGAAGAAAACGCCCGGCACCGTCAATCCAATGGCGCTGATGCCAAAACATCACGGCGTCGCGGTGATGATCCGCCAAATCAACTAAGTAGGACGTTGATGATGGATAGATCACATCATCGTCATACACAAAGCGCACTAAATCGGAATCTGCCTGCTCCCAAAGGTAAGCGTAATGTGCCACTTGGTCACCCGGACAGATAAGGTGCGTATCAATGACTTCAAAGTCATAGCGTTGCGCCATATCGTTGATCATGTGGTGGTCATGCTCATCAGGACTGTGATTGCCAATGATGACTTTGATGCTCGGATAGGTCTGCGCGTCAATTGAGGCTAATGTGGTGTATAGGTGCTCAGGCTTGTACGCTGGAACAAGAATGGTTACGGGTCTCATGATTTCCCCCAACGCTTACGCTCAAGCTCGGCAAGTTGTACAAGTTCACGCGTGCGGCGCTCCAGCTCCATCACCATCTCTTCAAGCACTTCCCATTGCAATTTCTCGTACTCGCCTCGTGGAAAACTCTCAAGCAATCCATTGACCCAGGCTTTTCTCGCCATATCGTTCAGGTTCATCCCTGTCCTTTCAATAGTTCAGCCGCATCGTCATAGCCGTTTTTCTCCAGCAACTCAATGCAATGGTTTAAGCGTGCTTCGCCTGCAACAAACTCAATCTGCGCCGCAAAGATAAAAAGATTCTCTGCGTGCTGATCAAACCCTGTGTTTCTGGCAATGCCCATCACATCGCCAATCGTCAAATCTTTCACGTCAGCACCTCCTTAATGTGTTGAGGCACCCTCGGCAGTGGCGCCCAGGCAACCGCCCATTCGGACCAGGTGCCAATGACGCACACGCCGCCAGGATTCAGCAACAATATCTTTACGCCTAGTGGCGGCGGGTCATCTTCGGGCGTGCGCCATGAAGCTTCACCCGCGAGGTAGTCTTTCATGTCCTTGCTCGTATGGCGGTGGCGCACCAAGTTGCTAGTACATCCTCGCCTTCGTATTCGGTGTCTATGTCTTCACACACCTTCGCACACGCCTCACGCTCGGCAGCGGCAATTATGGTGGCGAACTCTGCGAGTGACTCTGCGGTAAAAGCATAAATGCCGTACTCGTTCTTTGCCATGCGGATGATGTCTTCTCTGTTCATTTTAGATACCTAACCCAACGATATTTGGGCTGTGTTTTTATTCGCTGCACCCCTAACATATCTCTACTCTCTGCAATTGACACGCCATTTCTCCTCGAATGACGAAAAACATATCTTCTATGCCGCTTTTCGCCATTAGCGTCTATCAAATGCCACTCAGGGTTGGTAACTCCGTGAAGTTTGAAATTACTTGCTTTATAAACTGTACCTTCGTGCCCCTGCTCAGGGTCTGCAAAAGCTACAACGCATTCGCAATCAAATTCTTTCCTCACCAGTTTTATACTGGCAGATATAAACTTACTAAGCGGGTACTCTGGTATAGGCGGCTCACTGCGGCACATTCGCTTAATTTCTAATACTTGATTGACTTTTAGAAACTTAGCCTGATAAGGGTTAACTCCTATTCCATATACGATCACAGCGTATAAATTATCGTCAACAAAAGCTCCGAAAGAAATATTTTTGCCAGTAGGGATTCTATGAGAGTAATGCCATTGCTCCACCCAAAGTTTTGCAGTTTTATGGTCTATTTTTTTAATATCAAATCTCATCTTAGCCCCTCGCCATGCGGATAATGTCTTCCCTGTCCATCACGCCGCCCTTATCCCAAATGGGTTATGCCACAGTACTGGTGCTTTAGGCTTACGCGGCTTAAAGGTCTTGTACTCTTCCTTAACCTCAAAGTAATTCACCATCACTTTCTTCCAGGGTATCTCAACGTCTTTTATCCCCTTGGACTTCACAATCAGATCATCTCCCGCCAACTCGGTCATGAGTTGATCAATCCTCTTGGTGGTCATGTCAAACTTTGCCGCCAAGTGCCAAGCATTCACAGGGTTCTTCAACCCCTTCAAATAATCAAAAATCATCTTCTTGCTTTCTGATCTACGCATTTTTCGTTTTGCCATTTCTACCCCTCTCAATTAAACAACCGCTCTTAAGTTCCTCTTAATCGGCTTACCCCATTGCGAGTTGTAAGCCTTACCGTACAACGCCGTTCCTGCATCGCTGGCAAAGGTCAACGCCAAAGCATCAGCCATATCAGGTGATCCAATCCCGCGTTTTCGCATCTCGTCCTTGCTCTCTAGCTTCATCTTCCCGTTGCTGTTAAACGAATAACGCGGTGAGACAAGTTCCGCCAAAAGCGACTCATCTTTAGGAATCTTGCAATCGCGCTTTTCCAACCACGCTTTCATCTTTCCCCATAACTCAGCACGCAAGTTCACATAAATCGTTCCCATGGCCGGAGACTCAGCCACGTTGATTCCACGCGCAGGCAGATTCAATTCGCGCAAGCGGTCCACAACGCCGGCCCCCAAGCCAATCGAATCGACAAGGATTTCAACGGGCCTGTCTTCTGGCTTCATGGCCTCGTACTCAGCGACCACCGCGCCCGTGGTCTGCATCAAATCCAACCCACGCCACTTGCGTATCTCGGTCACTGCATTACCTTTACGCTTTGCCAACGCCGTGGCGTCCGTTCCAAATCGCGCCACATCCAATCCCCACACCGTTTGTGTATCCGTTGTTTCAACATCACGGTGAAAAGCGCTATCCACCAGCTCAACGCCAATCAAGGTATCGTCATCGGTACGCGGAAACTCACCCAAGACGCGAACACGAAAAGCGTTGGACTCTTCGCCATACCTTGACGCCATATCCTTGATATAAGCGTCGCTGACCCTTTTAGAGTCATAGCAGGACACGCGACGTGTCCACCACTCATCCTTCAATCGGTTATGCGTGTCAAAGAAAAACCCGCTGGACTTCGTTGGGTTACCCAACAAAATCGTCACAGCGTTATGCCCCGACATGGAACCCGCCGCCGCCTCGAACACGGACTCAGGAATCCC